TTTTGTAACTTCTCTAAACAAGTATTGATTCTCAAAACCCTTTGAATATCCGTTCGGCTTTAGTTCTGTTAGCTTATAACCTTTCGACTTAATAAACGCCACAATATTTTGACTTATACCTCGGTAGAGCGAAATAAATCTGTGCCTACCTTTTGATTAAATGATTCTATCTTATTGTCGTAAAAAACACGCTTTAATACTTCTAAAACTGTTTTTTCTTGGTCGTTCTGCGGCTCACAATTTAATTTCACAGGATTCCCAAAAGCAAATTGAACGGCAGAATCAACAATCCTTTTCTGAAATGGGAAAGCAACACGGTTGACAGGCTGCATTTTAAAGCCTATTTCTTTTTCAGAATCTTTCTCGTCAGTAACTGATATTTGCTTGTCTGGGCGTTTAACCTTATTAAATGTATCATGCTCCAGCACGTTGTATTGCTTTTTATAATTAGCAACCTTTTCGCCAATATCCTTGCCGTTTTTCAAAAAAGTAATAGTATCGGCTATGCTTTCAGTTTGAGTAATATCAAATATTTTCATCGTGTATTAAAATAATCTTTTTAATTTTTGGGGATTTGGTTTACCCATTTCTGATACAGCGTATCTCATTGCATCAATACTATGATTAAAGGCATCGATAGGTTTATTTAATTTTTTACCTGTTTTATCAACATCCCAAGTGTAGTTTCTTAATTCTTTTATGATATTAGTACTATTCTTAGTAATTTTCATTTGAAAACCCTGTAAATAGTCAATGCCATAATTTATTGAATCCGCACCCTTTAAAGCTGGCTTAATCATCAGCCCTGCTCGCTTTATTTCTTGAATAGATTTTGGCTCGGCACTATCGGCAAAAATATATGCCTTAGTACCTCCAAATCCTTTTATTTGAGAAATAATGTCGGAATTTAACAAACCTGTTTGATAAATCAATTCATCGAAAATAAGTTCGTTATTGTATTTATAACAAGCAATCAAAGCGGTAGGGTCATTTGTATATCCAAAATCAAGTCCATAAGTTAGTAATTTTGCCGTATCTGGTATGCTGTCAATTTGCTCCCAATTCTTAAATACGACACCTTCAAGCGAACCAATTAAGCCTAAACCGTAAACTTTCCACCAATTCGCCCAGTACTTATTTTTTACGTTTTTCTCATTAAACAAATCTTCTGAAAACTCATCATAAAACGCTTTTGTACGTGCTTTTTCAATTTCCTTTACAAGTACTTCGGCTAATGCTTCATTGTCTTTATATGTAAGTATAATTTTTTCTACATCAGCATCATTATTCAACTCGGTATGCACCCAAAATTCTTGCGTCGGATTGTAGTCAAGCCAAACATACATATCGGTACGAATAGCAAGCTGATGGTAAGTTTCAAACGAAATATTGTTACACTCGTTAATGTATAAAATATTCCTCCGTGGCCCCCTTACTTTATCCTCTTGGTCGGCACTAAAGAACTCAATGTAAGAATCATTTGAAAAGGTGTACTTTAAATCTGTACCGTGCCAGTGGTCGCTAATCCACCGACCAGTATCTTTCATTATCTTCTTAAAGTCCTTTATCGCCCCTCTTTTTAGGTGAGGTATTGATTCGGATACTACCGATATTTCAAGTAAATGGTTTCTTGTTGCGGTATCAATAAGTATAGGTAATATTCCAAACGTTTTACCAGCACTTGTTCCCCCTGGCACTTCACGTATTCGCTTAGTTAGCTTTCTAAGCTTCTTTATTGCTGTTGTATATTTGAACATTATTCATCTCCAAATAGTGGTTGTTCTTGTTTAATATTCAACTCTTGTTTATCGGCTAATCCTAACTTACGAGCAATAATACTTGAATTAAAAGCTCCAACGGTTGCTCCCTCAAACTGTTGAGTTTCAATAATTTGTCTGATTTGAGTAGCGACTTCTAATAAATCGACATTATCACCTTTTTCATAATTGATAAAAGTTTGCCTTGCGATGTCAGCAAAAATACAAAAACCCTCTATACTCATAGGGGTTGATGTTGGTATATCTATCAAAGTGCCTGCCATGTCTCCCGACTTGATGGCTTCTTTTTTATTCCAAACTTGCTCTGAAATCCAATTAAAATACTTTACGCCTTGTTCCCAAAGCGTAGTTGCATCGTACTTGAAATTAGCACCATTTTTACCCCTAAACTCCCAATACTTATTTCCTTCTTGAAATAACATATAATAAAATTATTTATTCAACAAAACAAATGTATTATTTTATTTGCAAATAACAAAAAAACACCTAAGATAAAATCAAAGGTGTTTAAAAATCGGCTTGTTAATCAAATTAATCAAAACAATAAACTATGAAAACTATTTACTCACAGCGAACTTTAGTGCAAAGAATAGGAATTGAACCTATTAGACGACCTACGTACTTAAAGTGACGGTTTACGCTTTGCCGAATACTGACATGATTCTAACGACCGTTAATTGTGAGCAATGGCACTCTTAATATTATTTTCTTCCCCAAATCATGCAAGCGGCTGCCCGTGCGTCTTTGTTCGTTGTTTTGTTGAATTTTGTAACTTCTCTAAACAAGTATTGATTCTCAAAACCCTTTGAATATCCGTTCGGCTTTAGTTCTGTTAGCTTATAACCTTTCGACTTAATAAACGCCACAATATTTTGACTTATACCTTTATTCTTGCCTACATTCCCTCTACCTGTTGCTCCGTGCCAGTTAGCCTTATCAAGATTACTATTTTCCACGTAAAAACTTGCTATGGCGTGTTCTTTTATAAAGTCGAATAAATCCCAAAGGTGCATTGATTCACATAGCGTCAAAACATTGTTTTCAATAACTGCCACGCCAGACTTATTTACGCTTGGGTCAATTCCTATAATCATATTTCATTCTTTCAAAAATTCACAACTTTGTCCGACAAATGCGGCTTTGATGTATGATTGCTGTTTACTTGCAGCGTTTAGATGTGCGTCATAACGTTTACAACCGTGCCTTTGTGGGCATTGATTAGAAACAATCACCTTGCCTTTATCTTGTTTTACTCCACTACACGCTGAAATATCTGCCATAAAAATAAAGGCGGCTACGAACCGCCCTATTAAAAGTTTCTCAACCCTACTTATTAACCATTAAACTATGAAAAAGCAAATTAAAAATAAAACGTTGCATTTCTTTTCTCGAAAGAGCGTGACGCTAAAAAATGAATACCACTAATATTCAAAATTTACTACTGCCTACTTGCAACGTTTTTATTCGGTATGAAATTGAAGCGTAAATAAATGTTGGGAATTATTTACACTTCAAAAATACAAAAGTTTTTGATAAATACAAACATCTAATTGATAAAATTATACTTATATTGAGGATAACAAGCCTTAAATACGGAAATATTGTAAAGGTTTTGAAACTTGTATCGGGCGGATTCTGCTTTCTTAATTGCATAACCCATTTGTCTGCTTTTTTCTTTCAATTTACGCCAATCAAAAGCCTTTTCACTTACCTTGTTGTGTTGTGCCACCTTGATTATAGACACCCACTCAACGAGCGTATCAAGTGCCGTGCTTAGATTATCAACCTGGAGCAACAACTGTTCTTTTTCTTCTTCGGCTGCTACTAATGCAAGTAAGGCTTCTTTGTAGGTTTGTGGAAGTTGCGATTTTTGCTTTTGTAACTCTTCTTTCATTCTCGAAAATTCACTTACAGTTAATGCTTTGAACAAAACTGCTTTTTCAGAATTTCTTAAAAGCGTTCCGATAAACATTGCTTGATTTTCTGATAAGTAGGCAAATTTACTTTCTTGCGTTCCTCCTGGTGTTTCTAAGGTCTCCGTTTCAAACGCTACCCTTCCAAAGTTACTTTCAATAACTTCTTGATGCGTTCTTATTAACTCCATCAAGTTTTTGTGTTGAACATCGAATCCATCGGCAAACGTCCGACTTGACACAACTAAATTTTCATTTTTCACTAAAACTAATTCTTGCATATACTGTAAGGTTTAAATGCAAAAAAAGATGCTCCGTGTCAGAATTTAGCGAGGGTAGATTAAACCCAATTCATCAACGGAACATCTTTCTAATATCTTTTAATCTGTCTTGGTCGCTAAACCGTACAACAAAGTTAATCGTTTTTTCGAGAATAGCAAAGAAAATCTACTTAATTCCGCAACACTTCTCAATTTCTTCTTTCGTGTACTTATTATCAGTCAGCTCAATTAAACGAGCGATAACTTTTTTGTACGGATAAGGACTTTCAAAAACCTTATCACGTGTACCTTCACCAAAACTTATACCCATTTCGATAAATTGACGGTAATCTTGCATTGACATACTACCTTTCTTGTGAATATATCGAACTACGGTACGTATTTTAACTTGACAATCTGAATCTAAATACCTTTTTTGGCACAAGTATTCTACAAAATCTACCTCTGACGGATTAAACAGGTCTTTAATTTTTTGTATAAAGTTTTTCATTTCTTCTTATAGTAAAAGTGACACCTAAACTGTATTCTAATGCAAATAGTATCGTGAACCATATAAAACTTATGTGGCGTAATTCCCAACTTTTCGGCCATCTCCGTCGGCTTAAAATATCCGTTATTATTTAATAACTGCTTAGAATATTTTACGTAGTGCCGTTTGCTTAGGTATTTATGAAACGCTGCGAGTTGATAGCCTATTATTTCTTGTTCGGTCATTTCTCAAAAGGTTTGTAAGCATAAATATACCCGATAGTAATAATCAAAATTATAATAGCATAATTTGTTGCTCCTATCAAAGCTGAATAAGTCGCTTTTGTAACTAAACAAAAAACACAAATCACAAAAACAGGCTTATTTTTTAATAATTCTATCATTTTTCTTTAAGTGCGACTTATGAACTAAAACAACTTCACCAACATTGTAATTTTCTAACTCACTATAAGTACATTTGACTTTCATCTTTTCCTCGTTTTGATAAATCAAAGTGCCTTTTAAGCATTTTCCTTGAATATTAAATTCAACTTCTATTTCTTCATTCATAGTATTGCTATTTATTATTTATTACTTATTACTTACTTAGATTAGTAGTTTTTGTTAAACACTTGGCAAAGTAGATTTGTTACTGGTAGTCAAACAAATTCCTTACCACAAAAAGTGGTTTTTTGTTCAACTATGCCATTAAACTCTTGTATAAAGTGAGTTTGCTGACCGTATAGTCATTACTTCCCTTGAACGGTAGTAAATTGCGGTGATTCGTTGTTTCAAAACGCCTTAGCCTGTAACCGCCAGTCTTTCGACCCAAATTCAGTTCTACCCTGCTTGCTCCTAATTGGTAGATTTATTTCATTTTGCACTTAGTCTTATTTTCTTCCCATGCAAAACTATTCTATTTTCAATCTTTCAAAACTCTTTTACCAATCGGGAACGTTTTGAGAAATTAGGCAATAAAAAACCTTTGTGACATAGGCAGGACTCGAACCTGCAAGAGTATTAGATTTTTGGCTTAACCTTGTTAATGTCAAGTTATACGCATTATCTGCATAAATTCTGACTTGTCTTAGGTTCTAATTTATAAACTGACAAGTATTAATATCCTGACTTAATAACCTCTTTTCCTTTGTCAATTTACTTACTCTATTTACTTATTATTTAGCGTTTACCATTTCGCCACTATGTCAATTTTATACACAAAAAAAGCCTCACAAATTAATGCGAGGCTCGTATGAGGCACTCCGTAGAACTATTGTATTGGCGACAAGGATACGGAGTTTTTGGGTATTACAATTTGGGTTTAATTTCTTTCTTGCATCCTGTCGCCAAACGTTCTGCATTAACAATTCAAAGGTAAAAACTATTTTTTATATTTCAAATAGTTGAAGTGAAATTATTTTACTTAACCTTTAATTTGAGTAATTTATTAATTTCTGAATAGCTAAAAGTTCTACTTTTAAACTCCTTTTTATGATTAGAGTTGTATTTTCCTATCTTGTGGCAATCTCGCTTAACGTTCCATAAATTGTCACCAGTAGGGTATAAGCTACCATCACTATTTACACTATAAACTAAGCCATCTTTTACCGTGTACAAATCCTTTCTTGCAACATAGTCTCTTCCGCAATAGGTTAATGATATTTCAGCAAATAAAACGCCTTCAAGTTCACCTGTTTTCTTTAAATCTTCTGATAATTTCTTTTCTATTACATCCATTTCCTTCACGGCATTACGCAGCCGTTTGCTTTAGTTTATGTTAAGAATATTTTTCATGTCACTATGTATCTTTTTAACATCTCTTTCTACCATATCCCTTACGTGGTAGGATAAATCATCTCGAGATAAAAAATCTTTCTTATCATCTCTTAGTTTTAGCATCCAAGATATTTGTTCGATTATTTTATTTTGTTCGTCGTTTAATGGTGCCATGTTTTTATTTTGTTTACAATTTTTGATTAAAAAATAGGTCGAACAATGCCCGACCCTTTTTATTACTCGCTTTCCTAAAATTACACTTTTGCTAATGATGCTAAATGTTATTCTTGATTTTTGCCATCAATCAATTTTTCTTCTCCCGTATTCGTGTTTTTGTAAACTCGATAACTTTCGCTACCCATGTTTACGGCTTCGGTTCTTATCCAGCCTTGACTTTTTGCTGTTTCTGATTTTACTTGTCTTTCTGATTTCATAGTTTTAATCGTTTTCTCTGTAAATAAGTTTTTTAACTTTGCTTATGTTTATGTAAAAAGCCTTACCAGCTTTTGAAACAAACTTTACATCCAAAAGGTCAAAGCCTTTTATTTGAAGTTTTTGTAGTCCAAATTTAGTTTCCACAAGGACTATATCATGTTTTCTATATTCCATCTTTTTTACTCTTTTCAATCCGCAAACAAACTTTCAAAATATCATCACGCACCTTTGTAGATAGTGCATATTTCGTTTGTAGCTTGTTTACTTCTTTGTGTATGTCAATTTCCATTCGACAGTAATATTTACTTTCAAGCCTAACTTTTCCGCTTCGGCTTTGAGCTGGTCCATAATCGGTTGTAGTGTTGATTCTTTTGGTAGTTGTTTAACCTCCTTAAATCCTAAAAGTTCATCTTTGCAATGTAACTTTTCACAAAAATAAAAGCCGTTGTGATAAACAGCAAAAGTTCTTTTAAACCACCCGTCCCCGTTTTTTCTTGCTAAAACCATCTCCCCCTGTTTCGGTTGCCATTCGGGGAAATAAAAAGCGTTCCATTGTTCCAGGGTGATAATTATTTGATTATCTAAATCGTGCCAAGCCCGAAGCCTTTGTTCGTAAAATCCACAGTAACGCCTAATGCTTCTATTTTCGGTTCTATTCTCTTCAAACCAATCCAGAAACTTCGGCATAAGTGGCGAATCTTTTTCTTTTTGGGTGTCTATCACCCAGTTTTGCGGTAGTTCGTTTTTCATAGTTTTAATTGTCTAAATAAAATAATATTGCATTAATGTCGGCAGTTTTTTCGGGAACAATAAAGAAAAACATCATTCTTTGGCTTAATTCATGGTCGTGCTTTTCAAAAGTATAAGTTTCAAAGTCACCCTCTCTAAGGCAATAGAAAGCGTATTCATTAGCCCACGTAATTATATTTGCTGATTGTATTTTCTTGAAACCTTCTTTCTTATCCATATATTGGACAATATAATTTACAGCGTTCATAGTTTTTATTCTTTTATAGTTGCTAATCCGTAGTTTTATTTTTTGATTAATTGATACACAAAAGTAAAAACAAAATCCGAAATAAAAAATAATTTTACTATATTTTTTTGTTTAGTTAAAATATATTACATTTGCATATCATTAAAAACTTAAATATATGACAACAGGAGAAAGACTAAAAGCAATACGAATCAACGCAGGTTTCAATACTACTAAGGAAGTAGAAACATTTGCAAAGAAAATCGGCAATGGCTACCGTGCTTCGATAATTTTCAATATTGAATCGGGTTATCGCAAAGTAGGGCTAAAAGTTATTAAGAAATGGTGTGATGTTTGTGGGCAAGAAAAATTTATTTCAACTTTTTGATAAATAAATTTGTTTAGTAATTATCTATGTATTACATTTGTAGCACGTTAAACAATTAATCAAAAACAACATGAACGCATTAACACAAAAATTAGCAGGAAAAATGATGCAAGCATTAAGAGTTACATCATTGCCAATACGCACAAAAAGTCGTTACGACTTCGTACAAGCAACGGCAACGACGAACGGATTTGATAAAGGCAATATCATACGCCTTGCAAACTTTCTTATTAAGTCTGGCGAATGCAAAACCAGGTCGGATGCATTTTCTAAGGCGTGGGAATTGTCAAAAGGTCGCAAGGCTCAATTTGTCAATATTAATATTTCTGATTATTCATTTTGGACTAAGGGGAACTAATGAAACGACTACCAAACAAATTTGTCGTTTTCAAAATAATTGATGGAGAAAACGAAGAGCCTTTTGAATCTCGAAAAGAAGCACAGGTTTTTATGCGTGGGAAAAGATTTAAAAACCTTTCTATTTTTCGTGAAGAATGGCAAAGAAATAGAAACGAAAATGGTCGCATTATTGGCATCAAGTTATTAACAAAAATGAAACTAAAAAGGCTATGACAAAGAACAACAGCACCAACTGGGCGAGAATACAGCCTAAACGATACGAGGGCGAAATAAGACAGCAATACGCTGATACGGTAGAGTTTTTAGTTTTCGACCGTTCTAAACCTTCAAAAGTAGGTATTCGCTCCGACCGTGTAGAAATGAAAATTGCAGAATGGAATAAGCAAGGAATTAACTTTAAACAAATATTGAAATGAATTACAGATATTTTTCACAACCAGCATACCAAGGGTGTCTTGACGTAGTAAGAATTTCGCAAATAGGCGAAGATACTGTTTTAGAAGAAAACTTCTACACAAACGGCTCAACTACGAGGATAACAAAGCAAAGTTTTACTTTAACCTTAGAGGAATATATTGATAGAAGTAAAGAAAACGGATTCTTTGATTTTAAAGAAATAGAAAAAGAGTATTTTTTGTCAGTTCGGGAAAAGGTAAAACAAATTATTCAATCAACTTTTAAAGACTAACAAAATGACTTATCAAGCAACATTTAACGCTGGCGGTTGTGAAGTAAACTTTCCTGTATCTGCAAAAACCGAAGCAAAAGCATTTCAGCTTGCGACTTTAATGTGTATCGAATCAAACGGCAATGTAAAAACCGTAAAAATCAACTAAAACTATGTAAAAACTATTTCAAGTAATCGACACGTCCGACTGGACACCTATTGTTTTCTTTGGCGTAATCCTTATGGCAATAGTTGCATTTATAGAAATCAACGACAAGAAAAAGGACGAAAAGATTATGGTCAACGGTATTATGATGCACAACGACTACGACCCTATCGGGTTTAGATTTTTATTCGCTTGGTGCATTTTTGTTGGCGTTTGTGTTGCTTTTGTTACTTACAAATATTTCACAATGAAATGAAAAAGAAAATAGAAAACACCGTTTCTTGGTGTATATTTTTAGGCTTTTGTTGGTTCGTAATTGCATCTTTTAATCAGTTAATCAAATGAAAACTTTCAACAAATGGCTACCTGTTTTATTGGGTGGTGGCTCATTACTTTACTTTGTGTTTAGAACTTGTTTTAAGTTTTAGCACCTTTCACGGAACGGTTTTTAGGGGTTCGATTCCCCTCCGTGAGCAATGCAATTTTGCAGAAATTGAAATCTAAAAAAAACATGGCTATTTTAGCAAACGTCTATTTCAAATTAGACAAACTCAAAGAAATTGTAAGAAACCTTGAATCAACAAATGAAAAAGGGGTTTCGGTTGCTTTGTCAATCAATGACGAAATCAACACTTACAATCAAAACATTTCGGCTTATGTGGCTCAAACTAAAGAGCAACGAGACGCAAAAGTTCAGAAAAATTACGTTGGCAATGGTTCGGTAATTTGGACTGACGGCACTATTACGGTAGTCCCGAAAAAAGATTCACAGCAATCTGCTCCGCAAGCACAACAACCAGTTCAATCATTTGCTCCACCAGTTGCCGAAGGCGATAAAGACGATTTACCTTTCTAATATGGGAATTAAACTAAACACGCCCTTAAACATCAAGGATATAGATTTTAGGGTGCAATCTATCAATAAAGGCAAATACGCCACGATTTTGGCTTATAAAGATGCTCGTGTTGATATGAACAGATTAGATGATGCAGTAGGTAGCCTCAATTGGCAAAAAAAGTACGATATTGTCAATGGAAATCTTTTTTGCTCAGTAGGTATTTATGACGAAAGTAAAAAAGAATGGGTATGGAAACAAGACGTAGGAACGGAGTCGCAAACGGAAAAAGAAAAAGGAGAAGCATCTGATTCATTCAAACGTGCTTGTTTTAATTGGGGAATTGGGCGAGAATTATATAATTACCCTGTTATTCAAGTACATTTGAAAAATACTGAATGTGTTGAAGAAAATGGAAAAATGAAACCTACTTTTGATTTCAAATTAAAACAATGGTCTTGGGATTTACAAGTAGGGAATAATGGTGAAGTGAATTTTCTTTCATGTAAAGACGAATTTGGGGTTGAAAGGTTTTGTTACACAAAAGAAGCTGGCGTAAAAAAGATTTATTCACAAAACCAACAGGCTCCGCCACCTCCGCAAAAACAAGCACTCCCTCGTTTGACAATCGGTTCAGCAGAATTTATAAAATGTGTTGACTATTTAAAAAACGGATTTAAAAAACCCTCCGATGGCACTCATGTTGATGTAAGTATGGCCGATTTAAAACGTCAGTTTACAATAGGAGTGGCAGAAGAAGAAGCATTAAAAGCTGAAACATTAAAATTGTAACCTTAAACGCCCCTATCTGAAATGGTGGGGGCTTACTACATGAAAGATTTTATAGCACGATGTTCGCAACTTGGAACGTTAGTTGAATTAACAAAACTTACTGATAAGCAACTCGAAACGCTTAACGAGTTGATAGTTAAGGAAAAAGAAAAACCATTAACTAAGATTCAAGAAAACACCAAAAACGAACTTCAATTTAAGCACGAACACCCAGAATTAATGGCTGGGGCAAAAACATTGCTAAATGATTGGTACGCCTACAAACTCGGGCGTGATAGAGAAAATGTTTTTATCAAGGAAGCACAAAAAGGTATCATTATGGAAAGTAAGGGTATTGAGTTTTTAGACGAATTTCTTCTTGGTGGCGTTGGACTTGTAAAGAATGAAAGGAAAGAATCAAATAGATTCATAGAAGGCACTTGTGATGTAGAATACGACGACTTTACGGCAGACATAAAGCTGCCTTGGGATAGTCGAACATTTTACAGTAAAATTGTCAAAGAAATTGACAAGGACTATATTTGGCAAGGGAAAGGCTATTCAATACTCTACAATAAGCCAAAATGTTATTTAACCTACATATTGCTTGACACTCCTGTTTGGGCTTACTTACAGGCGTCTTTTAAGGGTGTAAGACTTGAAACAATGGAGTTTGAATCTACCTACGAACACATACCAGATTCTGAACGCATTTTTATTATTGAAATACCTGTTTTAGAAAGCGACGAAAAGCAAATTAATTTGGCAGTTTCAAAGGCACGAGAATATTTAGAAATTCACGAAGCACTTGTAAAATCTAAACTTGGAATAGTCAATCAATTATGGACATAATAACCAACTTCGATAGCCCAGAAAGCAAACAAAAACTTTTTGACGTACTGAAAATGATGAAAGGCACAAAGCTAATCAAAATTGAAAAGTACAGCAAAAAGCGGTCAAGCCCTCAAAATAGATACTATTATGGGGTCGTGTTAAAATACCTTTCCGAAACAACTGGGTTTTCTGTTAGCGAAATGCACGAAGTTTTGAAAGCAAAGTTTTTACCTTACGAACGTGCAAATCGAGTGACGAGCGAAGTAGTACAGTTCGGACGTTCAACAACCGAATTAAATACTTTGCAGTACGAGGAATTTTTGGAGCAAGTGCGTATCTGGGCCATTAACGAACTTGATTGCTTTATACCTTTACCGAACGAAGTAATTGAATAACAACGAACAAATAGAATCACTTCAAGCAATGATAGCTTACTTGTCATCAAAAAAGAAAGCTGAAAAGTTTGACGTGATTCTATTAAAAAACTGGGAGCGTAGTATCAACCTTTTAAAATCAAAACAATGACAACAAGACAGAAATACGATAAAAACAAGCAAGAACTGGCTGAATTATACGAAGTTCTTTTTAAGTGCGAAAGTGTAGAATCAATGAATGACATTTCAGAAAGAATTGAGATTCTTTTGACAAAACAAGAAATCGTAATTGAGGATTACAAAGAACAATTAAAAAACAAACTAAATCAAAACTAAAAATGAATCAAACAAAACAATACATTCAAAACGAGATTAAAGTACTCGAAGAAGATTTTCACAAAATGTTCTACTTTGTGTTAGGTAATTCAGTGGTATTAAAGCAAATGTTGCCAACGCTGCTCAAAAGTTCGGGGCTTACAAAGGACTTAAAAGGCACAAATTATGCGACTAAGCTACAAAATGCTATCAATAGTATAATTATCATTTCTGAAAGTATAGAATCACATTTCAAAGTGCCTGACAGAAACGTAAAAGAAAATTACAAAGAAATGTTTGCCGATATTACAAAAATTATCGGAATCACAATTGCAACAACTCCTTTTGAAAGATTAGATGCTTTTGCGAGTTTACTAATTTCATTCAATCAGGGAGACTACACACAAGTTGAAGACCACCTTATTGACAGCCTACTTGATTACGAGCAAAGCAAAACAATTGAAGGATTAGGAATCGTGCAACGTTACGCACCTAATTTAACTGTTGAACAAAAAGAAGAATTTGCAAAAGACCTTGTAAAATGGGCTGATATGCGAGAAATGACTAAACAAAAATAACTATGAATATAGGGCAAGCAATCAAGCGGATAAGAACAGAAAAAGGAATATTGCAAATTGAGCTGGCAAGAATGGCAGAAATAAGCACAAACGCACTATGTCAAATTGAAATTGGAAATGTTTTTCCGAATAAAAATACTATCAATTCTATTTGTAAAGCGTTAGATGTACCACAGTCGTATTTACTTTTCTTTTCAATTGAAGAAAAGGATATGCCAGTAGAATCGTGGAAATTTTTTAATTTTCTTAAACCTTCAATTGAAAATTTACTACTGAAATGAAAAATGTAATTATGTGGTCGAGTAGATTATCATTACTGGACGTGAATCAATCTTTGCAAAACAACTGGGTATTATCTACCTACAAAGGCAAACTTTGCCTTGAAAACGAGAAAACTATTTTTGTACCGTATTATATGCCAAAACCTTAACAAATCGGGTGCGTTATTCGTACCCGAACTTTTAACTCGTAAGGATGCCGAAAGGTGTCCTTTTTTAAAACAAAACATTATGAAAACAGAAACCAAACAAGTACACAAATGCGATTTTTGCAATAAAAAGCTATTCGTAAAAGGTGCAATGCAACGGCACGAAGATAATTGCACAAGTAACCCTAAAAACTGGGCAGCGTGCCACGAATGTATTTTTTGCAAGTTAGTGCAAAAGCCTATTTTACAAAACGGAATTTACGCAGATAGATGGGTAGATTCTAATTCTTACTATTGCTCAAACGAAAACATAAAAAAAGAAATGCACCCTCATAAAGCGGTTCGTAAAGGCCTTATTAAAAAGTATCCCGAAACGTTTAAGGATTCAGTTTTGATGCCTAATACTTGCGAATTTTTTAAGCGTAAACCGTTGGAATTAGATTTTTAATTGCTATATTTGTGTGTTGGTACGAACAACGAAAAGACATTTATCGAAAGATAAACCCAAGAACCCGATTAAGGTATTCGTACTACCTTTTTCGGGTTTCTTATTTTACAGTTATGCAATTATTATCAAACAAAAATTTAATTAGTTCCCTTGAATTGGTTGAGCAAATTAATTTATTCCGCAAAGAAGATGGCAAGTCTGATTTAGGTCATAATGACTTACTGAAAATTATTCGTGATGAATTTGAAGAAGAAATTTCGTTGGGATTTATTTCCCAGTCAGATTACAGAAATGACCGTGGTCAAACATACCCAAAATTCGATTTGACAATTTCGCAAGCTAAACAGGTTTTGGTCAGAGAATCAAAGATGGTGCGTAAAGCGGTTATCGCATTTCTCGAAAAGATTGAATCACAACTTGCGAATACAAAGCCAAAAGAGTTTACTACCAAAGAATTATTATTACTCCAACTTGAAACCATTGAGCGTGCCGAGAAAGCAGAAATCAAGGTTTTAGAATTACAACCAAAAGCAGATTTTTATGACCAAGTAACAGATTCAACTGACACGGTAGATATTGGCACGGTCGCAAAGGTTTTGAATTTAGGTTACGGACGGACTACTTTGTTTCAAAAACTCCGTGATATGAAAGTTTTAATGCACGATAATAAGCCATATCAAAGCAAAATTGATGCAGGTTGGTTTCGAGTAATTGAAACTAAATTCAGTAAACCCGATGGCTCAACGCACATTAATTTCAAAACAGTTGTGTTTCAAAAAGGAGTTGATGGCATACGCAAACTTTTAAGCAAAAAAGTTGATTTTATAGAATATTGATTTTATATTTGTACTACATAGTGAAAGTATTTTTGTGGGTGAGAGCAGAAAGATACTTTCAAAATTGGTTTTGATTAGAAACCACCGCCCCGATACGTCTCTCACCGTTCGGGGCTTTTTTTGTTATCAACATGAGAGTATTATTTGAAACTTTAGAAAATCAAGACGATTTCGCTGTTTTTGAGAATCACAATGGGAATATAACTTTTGATAGTTTAGAACGAGACGACCCTTATAGTACATTCTGTTTTATAATGGAGAAAAAAGAAGTAAAGTTACTTGCCGAGTATTTACTTAAACTTTCAAACGAAGAATGAAATATACAAGTTTAATTGATAACGTAAAATCGCTCGAATGGGGTTTAAGTATTCAAGAAGCGTATTTGTTTAGCTGGGTTTATTCTTTGCCATCTTGGGCGGATAAAGTAATTATTGGTACAGACGTATTTTACTTTGGCTCAAAAACTAAGGCTATTGAAGATTATCCGCTACTTACAGATAAGACCGACACCATTTACCGTTACTATAAATCTTTAGAGCAAAAAGGGCTTATCTTGATTAAAAAGATTGATGGCAAAGATTATTTAGCACTCACGGAAAAATCTAAGACTTGGGGAAACAAATCCGAGCAGTCGGAAAAAAATCCGAGACTACTCGGAAAAAAATCCGAACAGAACTCGGAAAAAAATCCGACATATAATAGTATTAGTATTATTAGTAAATTAAAAGATACGGAGGAGGAAAAAGAAAAGCCGACCGCCGCCGAAAATGATGATGTTCCCTTTTTCGTAAAAGAACAAAGAGAAAAAATAACTCCACCAAGGGGGGCGGGCGAAATTTCGAGAGAAGCGTTAAAAGCTGATTTTTCCGAAAATGATTATTGCCAAATGCAAGCTGGGCGTGAAGGAATACAAAAGGACGAATACGAAAAGATAGTCAATGAATTTATTTTAGAAAAGTTCGGACTGGGAGAAAATGAAAAGTGGAAAGACATAAAAGATGCTCGCAGTCACTTTGTTAGATGGATACCATATTTTAAATCAAAAAATCAAAAGCAACATGAAGGAAGTACAAAAAATACAGGATATTCCAATAGTCTTAGAAACATCGACAATAAAAACAGAAATGCCGCTTTCTGATAAGCAATACGCTCACATAGTTTTGTCGAAACAAGGGCTTGCAAATGTTGCACAGGCAGTTAGAAAAGTAAAGAATGACTTAGCTTCTGATTTTACAAAAGAACATTACGAATATTTGATTTTGCAGGAAAAGAAAAAGGAGTTTTTCCGACAAAAAAGAGAATTGTACTTCGAGAAAATAAACTCAGAAAAGCAGGCTGTAAAGTGGACAAAGGATTTGTATTTTAAGTTTTTAACTGATACTTTTAACAAACGTTTTCCAAATCGTGTACTTGATTTTTCGGCAAAAGAAACCGAGTTCTTTCAAATGCTTTTAAGTTATTTTTCAAACGACGAGCAAGGTTTTTTGTCGTTAGCTGATAATTTTTCAAACACGGAAAATAAGCAACGTTTTTCACTTGATAAGGGAATTATCCTAATAGGTGGAATGGGAGTTGGGAAAACTACTATTATGAAGTTATTTGCAATGAATCCGTACAAGCCCTACCGAGTGGTAAGCGTGCAAGAAATGGCAAAGGATTTGGAAGTGCAAAAACTCGAAGGTTTGACGAAGTATTCAGTACTTGAAAAAGTTTCTGTTTACGACGCTGAAAACTATTACTTTGGGCATAAGTACATCGGTTTGTGTATAGATGATATGGGTGATAAGTACGAGCAAATGAACCTATTTGGCAACATGAGAAACGTAATTGATTTGGTTATTGGAGAAAGGTATTTTAAAGAAGTGCCTGGTAATATGACTTTTATCACAACTAATTCAGAACCGAGCGACTGGAAAAAAAACTATGATTCTAAAACAGTTGATAGATTTCGAGAAACGTTTAATGTATTTTGGTATCCAACATTAGAAAGTAAGCGTAACTAACTGGATTCTCGAATCAAAAACAGTTGAAGAGTTTGAAAGGGAAATTACAAGGAACTGACAGAACGCCACCAAATAAATATTGCACACCAGTAAACTAAAAATAAAACTTGGCACTCTCGGTTTGAGATTGTCGCAAATAACTTAAAAATGGAATTAAAAAATGAAATTATCGAATTTATCAAATTTGATAGAGAGAGGGATTCACTACCACTTGAAAGCGATGAAGAAAGGGTTTTTCTTTACTTAAAAAGTAAAGAAAAAATTAAAGAGCCTAAAAAAGAAAACTTCGGCTGGGTAAATTTTTCGTTAGATGGTGAAAGTGGTTGGATGATTGAAGGGGGAGAAGAAGCGTATTTTGAAGCCATTGAAAGTTACAATAATAGCGTAGAGTAAAAATTCCAACCAAAAGTATTATGCTGACGTAGTTATGAGCAAAGCGAAATATGCTCGCTTTGACATAATACGTCAGTTGGACAAAAAAGAATTTTCTAAATTCGCTGATATTTTGTCGCAAGACAAAATGAAGCACAAATAATAAAACTATGACATTTATAGCAATTAACCCAGTTAGTGGAGTTGTCGAAAGTGGCTCAATTGAGCAGTCAGAAATAAATATAAAGGCTTTTATTGATGATTTGCTTGTCGAAGATGTTCAATATGAATTTTTAAAAGTTGAAGAAAATGGTCGTCATGCTTATAAAATATTTACGTCTGAACATTCGCACGAAATTGATATGCCTGCTATTCCATTAAGTGAGGTTCGATATTTAGGCATTGACGGTCAAAATATTTGGCATTTTCCACGCCTTTATGTCGATGGTTCAAGCTGGGTTTGGAAATATGCACTTAATATGTGTTTTCAACTTGAAGAAGAAGAAGTGTAGAAATATTTCCAACTGCATCAAAGACGATGACATAGTAAAAAAGTGAGCTTTTTTAGCTTGCTTTTACGTATTTGAATCGTTGGAGATAGACCAACTTTGCACTTTTCCTTCGTGATGTCGCCCGACAAAATATGAGAACTCACCACAAAAAAGCCTGTAAAACTTCGCTTTGATTTTGTCGCAAATAACTACGCAAACGCTTGACTATCAATGTTTTATTTTGTAAATTTAGAAAACTAAAACGATAAGAAAATGAACAGAATGACTATCAATCAAGTAAAAAATGCAATGAAAAGCAACAAGTATATTTTACTTAGAACTTCAAAAAATACAGTTTTAGGAATTAACTGTAAAATTCTTAAAACTGATACGGTTCAAAACTCGCTAAAAGGTAAAAAACCAAAGGAAGAAACGCCTTACATAGGATTTAGAACCTGTAATTTTCAAGAATATTTGAGCCATAAAGAGCCATTTATGTGCTGAACCACTTCCAACGGCTGCAATTACGCAGTCTGGTGTTTTAAAATTTAAAACTGGCAGCATTGACGATAATTGCCAAGTTGGAGAAAAACCGACTTAGCTTTTTCGCTTTTGTGATGTCGCAAGTGACTAAATTTAGTGCTAAATGCTTGTATATATTATATATACTTTATATATTTATATTCACTAAATTTATTACAAATGAAAAAATTAATAGACATTGCAGATGAAGAAGTTGAAAAACTTAAAATTGAAGCGGTTAAGCAAGGGAAAAGTTTTAAATCCTACTTAGAAGATAAGATTTTAATGAAATGGATTGACGAAAGAATCAATTCAACTTTTGTGCATGAAAATGGATTTAACCCAATTACTGAACTAAAAGAAAATTCGATTTCGTCAGAATTGGCACAAATTATATTATCAGAAACGCAAGAATCAAGAGGCGTATCTTCTTATTTAATTGATTCTTTTGATTTGGCTTATAAAAACGATTCAATAGATGAAAAATCGCACAAGAAAGAACTGATTCGATTTATGAAAGATGTTGTTGATGAGTTAAATATGCTAATTGAAACAAATGAAGAAATGCTTTTAGACTTATAAAAAGAATCAATATGAATGTAATCAATGATAGACAAATAGAGCTTACAGCTTTAAATTATGACGTTGTAAATATTAATATTGGGCGAAAGGCTTTTCATTTAGATACTTCAATTGCAGATTTTAAAGGAGAAAAGTGGAAAGATATTTATGGATACGAAGGTTTGTATCAAGTTTCAATCTATGGAAGGATTAAAAGTTTTCTTTCTAATAGAATATTAAAACAATTTCATGGAGGAAATAATCAATTAATGGTAACTCTTTGTGCTGATGGTATGAAGAATAAGATTTATGTTTCTCATTTAGTCGGTGGGTGCTTTATAGGTTTTGCAAAAAGCGATGAAGTTTATACCCATTTAGATAGCAATAAAAATAATAATTCTGCAAGTAATATTAGTATTGAAAAAAAAAGTTCTCAAATGTTGTTATCCTACCATAATGGAGTTTTAAAAGATTGGGGCATAAAAAATGCAGGCGTGAAAACACAATTTGTTGCCAAACAAAAATACATTGGAACTGACAAAAAAGGCAATAAGAAAGAATACACACACAATGAATTGCTTTTAAAATATGCAACTGGCATTAGGTCAATATTTAGATGTATAGAAGGGCGAGAAAGTTTTAAAACAGCTTATGGCCAAACATGGGAAAAAGTCGCATTATAGTGTGTTCTTTTTTTCAACCGATAGATAAAAGATGATGTAGTGTTTTTCACGCTCACTTTTACTTTTATCGGTAGTTGGACTTCAAGGGCGTAAAAACTTTCGCTAATCCAATGTCGCCAAGTGCCAAATAGCGAATAAACACTTTGATAAATGATTGATATTCAGTAACTTAGTAGCATAAACCAACAAAATATATGACTGATAAAATAGAATTACTTTCAGAAGGTGGGTTGAAATGTGATAATCCAAATTGTGATTTTAAAGATTCAACGATGGAAGTTTCTGAAAACTCAATCGGCACACCATGCCCGAAATGTGGCGAAAATCTATTAACTGAACAGGATTTTATAAATTCCGAAATGTTGAAAATGGCAGTTGATTTATACAATTCATTGACTCCCGAACAAATTAAGGAATTAGAGGCTTTGAACTTAGAAATGCCAAAAGAAATATTGTCTGAAAATATAGATTTATCGAAATTTGAGGAAGGGCAACAGGTACGAGTTTCGATTGATACGCACAAGAAGCTAATGATTAGCGATATTGTTGCCGTGTAAAAATTTCCAACGCCTTTTTTGGCGATGGCATAGTAATGAGCAGGCGAATATGCTTGCCTTTACGCCTAAATAAGAGTTGGAAGCAACTACCGCTACAACTCCGCTAATATTCAGTCACCGAGTAAATTAGAGATTTTTGAGTAAAAAACTATAAAACTTTTCTGCTATGTTGTCGCACGAAAAATATATAAAGAAGGCATTAAAAACTCTCGGAATGGGTTTAATGTCTAAAGAATTTACAAGTTTTGATTTAATAAATAAGAAAGTTGAGTTCTATACTTCTGTTAGAAACAATGATGAGTATTATTTGATAGTTGCAAAAGATACTATTCGAGATTATGACAGTAAAAGGAAAGAATTTGTTGAGACAAAAGAAAAGATAAACACAATGCTAAATGAGTTTATCTATCAATTTAAAAGAAAAGAGTTAATAGGCTTTAAAAATCAAATAGACGATGTGATTTATCAGTTAGATGATAATTATAATATAGCAAAAAAACAATTAGAGATATTGCCTGAAAGAATAAATTCCGCAAACTGGCTGATTGATTTATTTTTGCAAGTTGAGCCACAATGTTTAATAGAAGAAATGAAAGTTTTAAATAAAGGGAAAAACTACGAATACTTTATGGTTGCGTAGCTTTCCAACGGCTTCAATTGCGACCGTGCTGTAAAAGTGAAAACTTTTTGCTGCCATGTACGTAATTGCCCTCGTTGGGAGAAAAAAAACAAGCAAACGGCTCGACCGCAAGGTCGCCCGTTGAAGTTGAGATTTTTGAATTAAAAGAAAAGCCATAAACACCAATCTAATATCATGTCGAACGAAATTAAGAGTAGAAAACCTTGCAAATATTGCAACAAACAGCATTTAGATTATGCCTGTGATTCACAAATTAGTTTTATCAAAATCAATATTTTAAAATCTGAAAAATGAAATTAAAGAATTTTATCGAAGGAATAAACATTGTTTGGAATACAATGTCAGACGAAGCCAAAGAAAAAGCTGAAATTCAATTTGAGCATGACCAAACTTGGTTTGGCTATGATTCAACAGAATTGACTATTTCAGACGAAAAAAAAGAGGAATTAGATAAGCTCGGATTCTTTGAAGATGAAGAAAGTTGGAGTTGCTTTTCTTAGCTTCCAACTTTTAGCATTGCGACGTGCTGTAAATTTGAAAAATTTTGCTGCCATGTACGTAATGCGACAGTTGGAGATAAAAGCCTTTTTAGCTTCGCTAATATGGTGTCGCAGACAATTATCAGCGATTTTTTATTGATTATTTTTGATTATTTACTTTCGATTTTGATTGAAAATGATTAATTTTGATTATCAAAGTAAGTAAGTGGTCAAGAATTACTTACTTTGGTTTCGGTTTCAACGCCAAAACTCGCCCATACCTTGACCGTATGGGCTTTTTTTATGAAAACATTATGGTTTACAGTATTCTTGGTTGTTTTTATTTACTTAACATTTTGGGTATTTAATCACGTAAATCCGTGGGTGTCTTTTTTGATGCCTTTATTACTCATTTCAGGTCTTATTATTTACTTCAAAAAATCAAAATCATGAGAAAAATTGCAATTTTTATCGGCTTAGTTGTTTCGTTATCATCTTGCGAAAGAGTAGCACCAAATTATTACGGTGTTTTGATGGAAAATTACGGAAAAGAAGGAAAAACAGATTATTCAAAACAGCAAGGAAGGGTAAACACGCTTGGGGCTGGTACAGAATTATTTCAAGTTCCTGCTTTTGAGCAACGTGCTTCATTTACGAATGAAGATAATACAGATAGAGTTAAAGAAAGTAAAAAATCTGAATTAATTAATCAAATCAATAAATTATCTGATGATAATTATTATATAATACATTTAACAACCGAAGGAAACTCTTTAAATATTTTTAACAGTGCTTTATTAATGCCTGCGGGAAATGAAGCAACTACAAGAATTGTAAGTAAAGATGTTTTATCTCAAATTCTTTTAGATTTATTAGATGGTAAAAGTGAACATAGAGGTTATTAGATTTATTTATTGGTAGTATTGAAAAAGAAAAATTAAATTCTCAACAAGGTAAATCATTACACAATAAATTAGAATCTTTATTAGATAATGAATATATTGATGATGTTGCTAAAACACAACTTCCATCTGAATTTAATTTTGGTTATTTTACAGACTCACAATTAATCATTGGTAAAAAAGCCAATACA